GCGAACTCCTCCGGTGCACTGTCTCCCACTGGCGTCACTCGTAGCACGGCGTAAGTGCCGATGTTGTTTGACTCCATCTGCGAGGTCAAACGGTACTTGCGGGAAAACATATCACCGCCGCAAAACCTTCCCAGCGACAGAAGCTGTTTACCGGTGCGATAACTCGTCTTTGCGAAACTAACGATAACCGGCATAGGAACACCCGGGAAATACGAGAAGAAGTTAAGAAACGTCGTGGCCACCGGTTTCTCACCGTTAGGCCCGAACTTCGTCTGCGCCTGAACTTGCGGGTCGCTCGGGTCCGCTGACCGCCAGATAATCGCACCCGGTTCAAAGTCCGAGTCGAAATTCGGATCGTCCTTACTTCTCGGGTTAAAACGAATGTAATTCTTGAAGGAGAATATCGGAATAAACTCCTCCGGTAACGCCTCCTTTGTGAGCGAGTTGATGATCGCCCCGATCTTTATACCGGGCAATCCTTCCTGCATCTCAGGCGACAACGCCTGAATGAGCTTGGCTCTCGGGATGATCAAGTCCTGCTGATCAACGCCGGATTCAAAACCTCTCTGCTCTTTATCCGCCTGCATTAAAGAACCACTCTGCGCTTTCATGATTTCCTGACTCATGTCATGCCTCCTTCGTTTTTCAGGCGTAAAGCCTGATTGTTGGTTTTAAGTAATAATTGATAAACTCCGGAACCTCGACCCCTCCCTCTATGCACTCTTTCGTAAAACTTGAAAGGGTCTGCGGCATGACAGTTGTTTTGATAAGATCCTCACGTCTCTGTTCCTTAAGGAAATCAAAAAGTCTGTCCATGTTCTCCTGCCGACAGCTCGCATAAAGTTTCGGTTTCTGAATCTGGGCGTATCCCATGCCCTCATACTTCGCCGTGGATACCGCCCCATTCGCTTCCAAAAACTCAATGAGCCGTGATTCCGCTTTCTCGTATTCCTCCTGCGACTCATCCAACGCCGCTTTTGACTCGTCCCGGCGTTCTCGTGCGCATTTGAACCGATACAGCAACTCTCTTTCTGTGTCTTTCTCCGGCATTATTTACCTCCCTTTATTTCTTGTCCCATGCACGACTGGATATCAGCGTCAACGATATCCATCGAGGAATACCGGTCTTTGCCTACAGGGCAAACTCGGTACGAAAGTCCCTCCTCGGATTCCGTAATGCTTTTCACCTTCACGGCGATTAGAAGTTTTTCTCCGACCTTAATCATTTAAATCACCTCCTTCGTTAGTAAGTAGATTCCTGACCTGATCCACACTACGACACACAGCGACACGCCCACCGGCACGTTTAATCTGTTCAAGAACGTAAAGCTGTATTCTCGTAGCCTTGTTATTCCCGACCTTAAGCTCGGCCGCAAAAAAGCGTCCTTTTCTGCAGATGAGCACGTCCGGGATTCCCGCCTTCCATCTGTCCGCTGTCTTGTAAACCCACGCATCGCCAAACTCCCTCCTAAGCATTACGAGGACTTTTTCCTTTAGCCTTTTTTCTGACGATTCCATAAACCACGTCCTGCAATGATTGTTTGCGTTGCAAAACTTTTAATAACTCCTCATCGATCGAGTCCTTCGCCACCAAGTAAACGTATAAACAACTCTTGTTCTGCCCGATCCTGTGAATGCGATCCCTCGCCTGAGTGTGCGCCTCATACGAGTAATCAAGGCTAAAAAACACCATCGCCGAGCAGTTCACGAACGTAAGCCCGTGCGCCGCTGAGCGTGGATGCGCTATGAGATACCGCACCTCGTTGTTTTTGAATTTGTTGATCGCCTCGTCTCGGTCGGGAGTGTCGGAGTAAAGCGTCGTAACCCGATCTGCCCCGTACTTCTCGCTGATGAGTTTCTGAATGGCATGAACCTCGTGATGAAACTGCACCCAAATGATCACTGGCTGGTTTCCTAATTCATCCAGCACCTCATCGAGCTCCTTAATCTTTGAGGAAGTCCCGATTTGAAGCGCCGCCCCAGTCGCCGAATATAAGAACCCGGCTGTCACCTGCCGCAATTTCATGAGTTTCGTAAGAGCGATCTGCGCCGTGACCTCAACGCCCTCAATCTCAGTGATAAGCAAATCCTCCATCTCCTTGTAAGCCTTGCGCTCCTGCGCCGAGAGCGTGATTTCCCGTGTCTCATCGATCTTCTCGGGAAGATCCAACGCTTCCTCTTTTTTAACCCAGTGCGTGTATGGCTTAATCTCGGCCATCAACAATTCCCTGTTCTCGTCCGTGATGTCGTACTTCCATCCTTGGCTGAAGATTTCTCGAATCTCGTCTTTACTCATGTACCGGCTTCCCTGCCGCATGATCCCGTTACGTTCCAAATGGAAATAAGTATTGCGAAATGCGTAGAACGATTTATGAAGCAACTCCGGCTGGACAAAATTCATCTGCCCCCAGAGCTCAAGCTCGCTGTTCGGCATCGGGGTCCCGGAAGCGATTAGCCGATAAGGAAAGCAACCAGTTAACTCAAGAAGCGTTTTTGTGGTGACGCTTTTATTATTTTTCAATCGAGAACTTTCATCGAGGATGCACATGAATCGGTGCTTCCAGATAAGCGACTCAACCAGCGGCAAATTATTCTTTGAGATAAGGCACTCGTAGTTGATGACCACAATATCCGGCACATCACCCTTGATCTCCTTGAATGGTGCGTAAGTGAAGTCGGTAAACTTCTTGATATCCACGCCCCATGCTGAGTTGACCAAGGAAAGCGGACAGACAACCAAAAGCCGAAGTCCGGGGTGTTTTCCTCTGTAATAGCGAAACACCTCAAGCCCTGTGCGAGTTTTTCCCAAGCCGGGGTCGTGAAATAAAGCGCAACACCCACGATTGCGGATTGCAAACTCAACGGCTTCTTTCTGATGCCTGTAAAGACTCACGACCTTCTCCTTAACTCCTTGCAGTTGGCTTCCCGCAAACGCATCCGGTTGTACCAACTCAAGCGCTTATAAATTTCCTTTAGACCCCGAAGTACCTTCATTGCGCACCCTTTCAACGGTGAATGACTGCTCCCCGTAATCCTTAATAAGAAGCCCGGTGAACACCTCCGCTATGTGCTCGCCCACCGGGCTGGAAACATCAATAACGACCTTGTTGTCCGCCGCAAGATACGCCGCATTAAGCCTGACCTTCGCCTGACCAAACGTGCATTCAGCGGCCACGATGGCGAAAGCAATCTTTTCCTCGATCTGCTCACGGCTTAAACTTCTGTTGAATTTGAACCTACAAACCTGCATTAGTTTTGCCCTCCATAGGTGAAGACGGAAAAAAACAAAAAGTGTCGGGGGTTTATCTCAAATATTTTTCCAACCCCTCTTTTTCAAATACCTCTTTAATCCTGCGCATCTCCTCATAAACCGTACTTCGATGTAATCTGAGTCTTATGCTGATCTCTTTGATCGTTAGCTGGTCTTCAGACAACGCCTGAAGAAGTTTTTGCTGTTGGGGATTAAGCGTTTGCGCCACTTCTTCAATTCTTTTTTTGAGTTCGGCGTTTTGAATGTTTTGTTCTGGTGTAACTTGGAAGGAATCAACTAAAAATGGCGAGTCGCTATTTTGTTCGAGAAACTGATCAAGCGAGACAGCTTCAAAATATTTATTTCTTTTCAAAGCGGAACGTTCTTCAACAATGTCGTAGAGCTTATTGGTTGCGACTTGCTTGAAAAAAGCTTTTGGATGCTCTATTTTTTTCTTGCTGTATTTTTGTCTAACAAAAAACCAATGCTTCAGACATTCGTCCACTAAATCATCAATACAATCTCTCCCTAAACATGAATAATCGTCCTTAAATCCTCTTACAGTCTTTACTGCAATCCCCACTTCCCACTCTTCAAAAATGCCCCTGTACTTCGTTATTCTGTTCATTAGACACCTCCCCTTTTTTTCAAGGTGTCTAAATGAACCCCAAATAAAAGATACGCTCTTTAATGCCCCAACAAAATCACGGAGGGCTCCGTGATTACATCACCCCCGACACTTTTGAAATTTTTCCGTCCTTACCTATGAGGAGGAAAAATTTCATGGAAATAGACCAAACTGAAAACAAAAAACCCCTACCGAATCAGGCCCCGAAAAGCCAAAACTCGATAGAAGTTTCTTGGGAATTTGAACCAGCGGAAGACGCCGAACACCGCCTAACCCTGATATTCAACCTATTGCTAAACAACAAGTTAGGTTAAATATTCAGCTTGGCTTGTGCCGGGGTTGTGATAGGGTTGGTGGTGCCTTGAAAGGAGGTCGATCGGCTAATGAAAATCGCTATTTACGCAAGAGTCAGTACTGAAAAACAAGAGAAACAGGAAACGATCAAGTCCCAGCTGGACGCCCTGAGAAGCCACGCCATTGAGAAAAAATACGTGATCACGAAGGAATATATTGATGAGGGCTACTCCGGCGAACTGCTCGATCGCCCCGGGCTGGACAACCTGCGTGATGACGCACGAAACAAGCTATTTGACGCTGTCCTCGCCCACTCCCCTGACCGACTATCCCGAAAATTTATCTACCTCGGGCTTGTTGATGAGGAATTCAAGAAGATTGGCATAAAGATCATTTTCCTAAACCGGCCGGACAGCAAAGAAACACCGGAGGAAAATCTCCTAACCGGCATCCAAGGATTGATCGCCGAGTATGAGAAAGCGAAGATCCTTGAGAGAACCCGCCGTGGGCGGCTCCATAAAGTAAAAAACGGCATCCTTGTCGGGAGCATCCCCCCTTACGGATACCGTTATATGCGTGGCGATAAAGATAAAAATATCCCCGGACACTACGAAATCGAGGAAAAAGAAGCCGAATCAGTGCGGGTGATATTCGATATGTTCGTTAACAAAAAGGTAAGCATCCGGGCGATCGCCAGAGAACTCACCCGTAAGGGCGTTCCGCCCCGCCAAGGCTTCAAATGGCACACCAG